CTTAAAGTAATTTGCAGTTGAAAATGTGAGTTATGTTGTGTCTGATCTTAAATTGGTTGGATCAAAAGGTGGAACAGGAACCGTAACATTAACTGTTAATGAAACTGATACCAATAGTGTATTAAATTTGCCTATTGGAGATGGAGTCTTAGTTAAATCCATTAACTCTGTAACTTCTGACAATAACGGCAATGTCAATATTCCACTAGCTGTTGTGGCAAAAACTGGTAGTTATAACGATTTAATTGATAAACCGAATATTACCACACCTCCGAAGACTTATATTACTCAGACGTATAGCGGTAGTACGAATTGGTACCGTGTTTGGAGCAATGGGTTTATTGAGCAATGGGGGCTTTTGAACGGAAGCGGTGGGGGCGGTACTGTTACTTTCCCGAAGCGATTTTCGAACACCGCTTATATCTTTGTAGTTACGCCAAATGAAGAAGGAACGAGTGGACAATGGTTTGCTTGGGGTACAAGCAAAAAAACGGAAAGTTCTATCAATTCGAATATCATGGGTGGCGGAGGCGACGGTGCCCCAAAACAATCGTGGTATGCGGCAGGCTTTTAAAAGGAGGTGACCCTAAAATGGAGTTTGAAATCGGACAAATTTTCGAGGGGCATTACCCTGTAGATGTTCATGAATGGTGTGTAAATAATGACGGATGTTATGTTAAAGTTATCGAACCTTTAGAAAACGGAATTCTTCGATTTGAAATCGTTTTGATTAGAGAACACCCCTTCTTTATTGGGCAAGTTTTTATTTATGAATACCCGCCACAGGTTGCAGAGTGGTGCAATGAGCGGCAGGATTGTTACATAACTGAAATCGAACCGCTTGAAGATGGCACTCGACGTTTTCAGATTGTAGGGGTTACAAAGCCTCCACTTCCTGAGCTTGAAGTGTATAAGGAGCAACGAAAGACTGAGCTTAATACGTTACACGAAACCGCCGAGGAAGAAGCACACATTCTTTCATCCCTTGGTTTTGAGATTGACGCAAACGAAAGAGCCAATCGAGATATTACTGGCTTACTTCTCACCACTAAAGAAGGTGAAACCGTTAAGTTCTGTGATTACTCAAATATTATGCGTGATATTACTCGAACAGAACTTGAAACAATGCAAATCGAAATTGTTAAGAATGCTCAGAGTCTTTATTCTCAGAAGTGGCTTTATCGTAGCCAAATTGATAAAACATCAACTAGTGAGGAGCTTGAACAGTTAAATTTCACTTTCCACTATGAAAATTTTTACAAAAATGAATAACTAGCTTCTACTACATCAACAGGACAGAAAATTTTGTTTTTCTGTCCTTTTTTTTATATTTGCTTTTTTAAATTTGCTGTGCTAATATTAAGTCATAGAGATTGATAAACAACTTTCCAACCAAAAGGAAACAAATCATGCTTTTCGCTCATTACACCACCAACTATTCGCAGGCTAAGATGCTCATCAAGCACCTTACGAACAAGGGTATCAAGTGTCATCTTGCTAAGGATGATCGTTGGTATGTTGTGCTGGCAGAGTTTGATGCAGAATGTCATGTGCGCATTACCATTGAAGATAAGTTCGGAATTGAGTGTGATTACAATTTTGGTCAGGTTACGGAGTATGATGATGATTTCTGCTTTTATGATCTTCCGTGTGTTTTCTCAGATTTTTCCAATGCTTCAGAATTTCATGAGGAGTTTGTCGGCGGTCATTTTAAGAAGTCTGAACAACTTAAGACATTCGGTGTGTACTTTGGTCGGATGTTGATTCGAGTTGATTTCAAAAATCGTTGTATTGTTCTTATTCGTTCTGTTTGTTTTGGTACCGATTGTGTTTCTACTGTTTATCAGTTTTCCGATCTTCCTAAGCTGAAGTCTGGCGAAATGAATCTTGTTGAATTTTATGGCGTTATATGAACTCGAACACAATTATTAAGCGTATTTTAATTTGGTCTGAAATGATTGCTTTGTCTTTGTGGGGAATCTTTTTCACGGTTGTATGTTATAATTTTATTACGCCTGAAAGTTGGAGATTCCTATCGCCTGAAACAATTGATATGATTCGTTCATACGTAAAGGAAATTGGATTTATTACAGGATTAATTTGGGTTAAGTGTTTACATGATGAAGGATTCTTAGATAAAATTTACAAATAATATTGTAGTATGGATGATATTACAAAATTTTTGAATAAGTTTTACAAATATTATAGCTGTGGTAAAGATGTATATGTGTTAAAGAATAATGGTAGAAGAAATTGAGTTAACTTGTCCTGTATGTGGTAAATTGTTCACTAGAATTAAGTCTCGTTATATTAGAGAAAAGACACGGAATCCTGAATTTGTTCCATGTTGTTCTCACTCATGTGCTAGACTTAATTGTAAGCCTAGATGTTGGAAACCATTATCATTTAAAAATTTTCATGGTAATTTTCTGTTTGATCAATCTAAACTTGATGACTCTAGATTAACAAAAGAAAAGGATTTACCGTGTAGATGTATTACTTGTGGTAAGATATTCTATATTTCATATACCGATTATCAGTGCATATATCACAATAATATAAATGGGATTAACGCAGGTAGATATTGTTCTCAGAAGTGTTTTGGTGAAGAATATAAAACACGATACGATGAAGTTTTAGAGAAGCGAAATAAGACCATTGTTGAAAAATATGGATCAGTAAAGAACTTCTCTAAACTTAATTCTCTCAAGCAAAAACAAACATTGCTTGAGAGATATGGAACTGATACTATTGCCTTCATTCCAAATATTTCAAAAAAGAAACGTACTACTAAACGTAAAAATAGATATTCAAATTTAATCAGTACACTTAAGTCAAAGAATGTATTGATTGATATGAAGTATGATGATTATATTGTATCTGATACCATACAATATAAATGTTTAAATTGCAATCACACATGGACATCAAATACAACTGATCCTCAACATGTGTATTGCCCAAAATGTTATAAACAACCATATTCACGTAAAGAAAAAGAACTTGTAGATTATGTCAAATCGTTGTATACTGCTTCTATAGTTGAAAATAATAGAACGGTTCTTAACGGTAAAGAATTAGACATTTACCTTCCAAGTTTAAATTTAGCAATTGAATTTAATGGGAATTATTGGCATTCCGATGCTATTATTCAATCAAATAAACATGTTGAAAAGTCATTAATTTGTAAGAATAAACACATTCGTTTGATTCATATATTTGAATATGAATGGGATTACAATAAAGAGAAAATCAAATCGTTAATTAAGCAGGCATTAGGATTGTTCGATCGTGTAATATCTTCAATTGATTGTGTTGTTAGAGAATTGGAAGAGAATGAATATGTAAATTTTCTTATTGATAATTCTATTGATAAACCAATAAATTCTTTTATTAGATATGGATTGTTTTATTGTGATGAACTAATTTCCGTTGTTGGATTGGATAAACTTGATAAGCGTGAATATGAACTGAAACAATATTGTACCAAATTGAATTATAAGGTGGTTGATGGATTGTCTACTCTTTTATTAAAGATAAAAGACTTTGATAAAATTGTGACGTTTGCTGATTTTTCTAAATTTGATGAAAGAGAATATCTTCAGAATGGATTTTCTGTTGTGGAATATACAAATCCTTCTTTTGTGTATTTTAACGGTTCAAAAATTTATCAACAATCACAGGTGTTAGATGAATCCAAATATATGAAGATTTATGATTGCGGAAAAGTAAAATTGGTGCTACAATAATGCAAAAACTCCAAAGAACCTAAATTCTTTGGAGTTTGCTTTATCTCTTAATCATTCATTAGAGATTACGAATTACGAATTTTGAGAAGTAGTAATTCTTATCCTTAAGCTGTTCGAGCGGTAGATTACCAGTAGCACCGAGACCAGCATCAAGCTGAACCATTGGGTTAGCAACTAGACCATAACGGGTCTTGAAGCCAATCTTAGGCTGGAAGGTATTTGGATCCTGAGCGCGAACAAGTTGAAGTGGGATATATGGACAATAGAACATGCCAGCATCGAAAGCACTCTGACCCTTATAACCTACTACACAGTACTGATCGTTGGACTGATTAGCCTGATATGGATCAACATAGACCTTATACTTACCATTAAGGATACCAGCAAAGGTTGTCTGAGCTTCGTTAACGTTGAGGTTATTCTGAAGAGCAGGAGCGTAATCAAGCATACCAGCCATCTGAAGAGCGGAGGCTACGTCAGAGGAGCAGATGATGAAGTTACCACGACCACGGCGAGTCTTCTGTGCAATGTAGTTAGCTTCACGTTCGATACGGAACATTAAGCCCTTGTACTTTTCAGCAGACCAACGACCGTCAGAGTCGATATCCATGTCGAACACACCCTTTTCAGCTGTACCAGCCTGACAACCAACATAGGCGGTTGTGTAGATGTCACGGATAATTTCACGGTTGATTTCAGAGAGAATTTCCGTAGCAAGGATGTTAGTTAGTTCAGACTCAGCATCAAGACCATGAACAGACTTAAGGTCCTGAGCGAGTTCCATTGTGTATTCAGCCTTAAGAGCGCGGGTCTGAGCAACAACGGAGGTACGTTCGATAGAGAAAGCCATTTCGCCCCAGGAGTTATTACCTTCAGAACCAAGCTTTTCGGCTTCAGCTGTTGGCATACCAGTACCCGTCTTAAATTCAGTACCATCAGCCCAGTTAGAACCCTTATGAGTACCAGCACCACCAAAAGCGGTATTGGCTTCATTGTAGAGAGCTTCTTCGCCGTTCTGAGAACCATAACGAGACTTCATGGCGAAGATAAGACCAGTTGGCTGTGTCATTGGTTGAACACCACAAACATCAAAGGCGATTAGCTGAGGCATAGCACGGCGAACGAGATTGATGAGAACAGGGTCGTAACCTGCCATCTGAGCGTTTGTACCAGCACCACCCATAGCGATACCGTCACCACCATGGTTAGCAGGGGCAGGAGCGGCTTCAGTTAGAACGTCACCGAGCATACCGACAGCGGCGCCACCACGATGCATAGCTTCTTCCTTCATGGCGTTAGCCTGGTTTTCGAGAAGGGCGGCTGTAACCTGACGACGATAGTCATCCTTAATAGCAGGGGCAGATTCATGGTTTAGAACTGGTGCCCACTTTTCGACAAGAGTATTCTTAATCATTTTTATAGTTATTTCCTATAGCGGAGTTAGTTATATTATATTAGTTAAAAATATTTAGGAATTATTATAAAATGGTTTTTACTTATTGAGCGCGGCGGCAAAGTAGGCAACCATTGGGTCGACGTGTTCTTCAACGACGACCTTCTTTTCTTCTTTCTGTTCTTCGACAATTGGTTTAGAATCAGAAACGATATTAACAGTTTCGATAACAGGTTTTACTTTAACCTGAGAATCTTCTGTTGCAAATTCCTCGGCAAGAGCACGAACCTTAGATTCATACTCAGCAAATGGAACATCAATTGATTCAAGCACAATGGCGAATCGTTCCTTTTGCGTATCGGTCATAGATTCGGTGATATCACGAACAATCTTTTCTTTTTCAAGCTGTTCGATCTGAAGTTTGAAATCCATACCTCGTTGAAGTTCCTCGGCTAGTTTAGTATACGCTTCATCGGTATTCTTAGCCTGTTCTTCAAGTTTAGCTTCAAGCGCGGAAATCTTATCTTCGTACATCTTCTCGGCGGTTGGTTCAGTCATGTTAAATGTTTCAAACATTGACTTGATACCAGCCATAAAGTGCTCGGCAATATGAGATTCACGTGCCTTTAGAACTTCTTCCTTATGTTCTTCAAAGAATTGCTCGACACAATAACCAAGATATTCGTCAACCTTTTCAGATAGAGCTTCCTCGGCTTCCTTAGACTTTTCGGCGGCAAGGGTTTCAACCTGTTCGCCAATCATCTTAAGTTGATCATTGTAAAGCTGTTCATTCTCGGAAATTGTGAGTTCAAATTCGGCAATCTTATCAGCGGCTTCCTTTAGTTCATTCATGTAGGACTGCTTTACAGATTCCTGAATTTCCTTTGTTTTTTCTTCAATTGCTTCTTTGAAGTTTTCTTCTAGCTTCTGCTTTTCACGATCTACCATTTCCTTAACCGCTTCTTCAAAAAGAGGTGCGGCGGCAGATTTAAATTCTTCGGTAAGACCCTCGGCAGATTCAAGCAACTGCTTAAATTTTTCGGTCATTTACTTCTCCGTAATTGGATTTATTATGTATTCAAGTTATATTTATTTTTTGATATTTGAAAGAAAATCGCGGAATTTTTCAATTTGGAGCTTACCCAATTCTTCTACAATTTCCTTTTCATTATCGGCATGAGGAATCCAACTATCGGTTTTTTCATCGTATTCCCATTCCTGATCTTCCATTAGACCGCTCATATATGCGACCTGACAAGATGGTTCCCACACAATATCACCAGCCGTAATTAGTTTGAATCCATCTTTATCCACATATGCAGTACCGTTTTTGTATGATACCTTACCAAGTGCTCTACTAGACATACCGAGAGTACAACCTTCCTTAATAAGGCTTTTAACTATTCGTCCGTTAGGCGTATCAAGCACCTTAGCACGGCCACGGAAATAATCTCCATCACGCCACAAATCGGTTATAACGTGAGATATTTCTTTAAGGTCGATATTTGGTGTCTGATTACCTGACGGGTGATTAAGTGTACCAAAAGCACGTTTAGACTTAACAAAATTGTCAATATAACGTTCAACTTCAGGTTCCATCACTTCCATTGGATAGATTCGTCCGTTTCGATTTTTGATATTAGCCTGAAGAAACACGCCCTCAAGATAATATTCAGGCTCACCGTTCTCGGATTGTTCGGTGATTACCTTGATTTCATTTTGTTCTTCTTTGATTAGTTTCATTTACGTTTGCGTCCACGTTTTTGTATTTTACCATAATCTGGAGAACCTGAGATATTTGTTTTTGCACCTACACGAGTTTCATCTTCATATGCGCCATAGGTTGCATATTCTGCAGATTTGGGAATAAATCCATGTTTACGGAGAGTCATCCAAACTTCTCCCTCACCACTAAACTCAAACCGAAAGTCCTTTTCTTTTTCTGTACTTTCGGACACAAACTGTTGACCATCAAATATTAGTGTACCACATGGAGCGGCCTGAAGTGTCATCACTCGCGTTTCTCCACGATACACCTTAATTACCGTGTCAGATGCACCAGTCCACTGAACACTACGAATTGTCACATAAAGATTCGTCCTATCCTTCGGTGTTTCCTGATACTCATGACACAAATCATCTATTGTAACAGAAACGACAGAAGCATCATCGGAGACTACCTTAATATGCGCTTCACAATCAACGTTTCGTAATAGTTGAAATTCTGCCATTGTAATTATGTACTTCCTAATAAAAGAGACAGAAGACGGTATAGTAGCATTATAATATAAATCGTCGTAAATTTATGTTAACAAGATTTATAGTTATTATGAAGTTTGTTGATTTAATATTAAATGCTGAAGAATTACATTATAACCTATACCGTCTTCTATCAATTGGAAATATAATATGAGGAGGTTATTCTTCGTTTGTAGATGTCTGATCGGTTGTGGCATCTACGGTTGTTTCATCATATGAATCGGCCTGCTGTGCTTGTTTTGTTGAAAAGCCAAAAGCCGAAATTGCATCGGACGTAATATTATTGAATGAATCGGCAATCTTAACTTGAAGTGTATCAAACACATACTGTTTTGCACCTTGTACATCATCCATTTTTACTGCGTCAATAAATGCATCACTCATTGTTTTGTTCCTTTGATTTCTTTTCTTTCTTCTTTTTCAGGTGTTTCTTAAGAAAATTTAAGTCTTCTTCCTGAACCGCCTGAATCAATTTATCAATATCGGTCATTATTAAAAATAATGATGTGCTCTATTATTTAGGTATCTTTACCTAGTGATATATTGTATATCATTATTCATCTTCTTTTGAGGAATTGGATAACGAATTGACTTCCTGTTGCTCAAAGTCACCGAATTCCGATTCTGATTTACGATCTTTCTTAATTTCCTGTTGCATCTTTTTCCATTCGGCTTCTGTGAAATTAAGAATATTCGTGGCAATATATTGTTTACTGAAATAATCTTCTTTCATACCGTCTGCAGTTTGTGCCACATTCATTCGCTCAGTCAGAATTTCAAGTCGTTTAAGTTCTTCGAAATAATTATCGTGCTGATACTTAAATTGAATTAAGTTTACAATTTTGTCCCATTCCGCACTACTCATGATGTTTTTGGACAACAACTGAATACGTAATGCTTGTTTGAATAGGTTATTAAAATTGTTTCGTAGACGTTGAATGAATTTCGAGAACAGAATTTCCTCACGTGTTACTTCTGAAGTACGGCCCAAGCTGTTAATTGCATCAGGCATCAATCGTTGTTTTGGAACACCCAATGCCTGATATAGTTTATTTTGAAAATATCTTATATCATCAATATCAGATAATGATCCACCTGAAGGTAAGGTCTGAATCTCTGTTGCTCTGCCCCCATTTACACGAGGCAAAAAGTAATCTTCCATCATGGACATAAATTGTTTTGTGTCCTTAACTTCACCCGTTTTGATGTCGTAGGTTACCTTATTGCGGAATTTTTGCATAATATTCTGCACAAATTGTTCCGCTCTTTGTGGTGGTAAGTTTCCTGTATCGACATAGAACACACGACGCTCAGGTGCACGCACAATACGATAGATTACAAGTGCATCTTCCATCATCTTAAGTTGATTTACAGGTTTAATTGCTTTGAATAGATGACTGATTGTACATCCAGAATTCGCATCTACTAAACCTGAAGGTACATCAACAATTGAGTCTGGAGATAACTTAATTCCTTTCTGTGCTGTACCTAGTCCCTTATCACTGAATACGTAATAGGTTTCGATTCCCTTGATGATTTCAACTTGATTAACTGTTTCTTTGGTAACTTCAGTAATTTTCTTAATTTTGCATGGATCGATATATTGTATGCCCTGAATACCTTTTTTTGGATTTTTGGGGTCAACAGAGACATAATAATAAATTCGTCCATCAATGTACCACCGCTTAAAGATGTCGTGGCACTTATTCTGAAAATCAAGCAGAGACAGAACTGTATCGAATTCTTCTATAACTTTCTGCTTAATTGAATCGGGAAATTTCTTTGAGTCAATTTGATCTAGTGAAATAGAAACAGGGGAAATTGTATCTTCTACAATTACTGCTTCGTTTACAATTTGTTCAATTGCAGTATCACAGTCAGGATAAGAGGAAATTTCACGATAGCGATTAATTGTCTGAATTTCATCCTTAATCAGTCCATCAAGGTCAAACGAATAACCGTAATAGCCTGACATATTGGATGTGTTGACAATTGTTGAAGAACCATCTACAATAGGAGTAACAGGTGTTTTAATTACGGGAGAAGGATCACCCCGATTTTTCCTCCACCCAAACATATCAAAAAGACTCATTTATTATCCGATAAATTTAAATTCCAAGATTACTCATTACGGAACCTACTGCCCCAACCGCATCACCAAGTGTCGTAGAATCATCAGGAATACAATAGTCATAGACAAAAGTACAATCAAACATTTCGGCCTGGTTGTTGCTGTCATAATCTAATTGAATTGCCGCGATATCCTGAGGGAATGCACCAATTAGTTTATAACCACGAAGGACACCACCATTACGATCTAACTGCTGAATGAGAATTTCGCCCTTATAAGATGCAGGAATTGTAATGCCTGTTGTAGCTGATGGATTACGCATCTTATGAGACCATTCTTCAAGTGCTTTACGTACTCCGAAATCTGTAGTATTATAGATTGTACATGACCAAGGCTGAAATTCGGTTTCACCAGCTTCATGGTATTGCTTACCACGATAGTAAAGCTGTACGTCACCAACTGTTGTTTGTGGAATTTGAGCCGCCTTTGTTAGATAAGTTGCCTTTCTCATTGCATTAGAAGCTCCACTTACAATTGTTGGGAAATTGATATTTACACGGAATTGGTTTGGAGCCACTACACCAGAAAGTGCAAAAGCAAATTCTTGAATACTTGCCATTATTGTTTATTCCTAAAAGAGAAAATAATAAAATATTATATAATATTTACGGC